TTTCCAGACCGAGTATCTGGACATTTACGAGGGCATGGACATCTTGGTCCAGGCCAGGGCGAAAGAGATCGCCAAGGTTTTCTTCAAAGAGGAATTCGACAGGCTCAACCAACGCCTCAACGCTGTCGAACAGGGGCAGGTCCAAAAGACGAAAGAATCCTTCTATGAGGTCCTGAACAAGGCACACCCCAATTGGGAGCAGATGCAGTCTTCCCCGGAGTTCGCTGCCTTCATTCAGCTGCCGGACGAATTTTCGGGGATTCCAAGATGGCAGCTCCTCAAGGACGCCTATAACAAGCTTGACGCCGGAAGGGCTATTCGTTTCTTCGATGCCTTTCTGAACAAAACCGCGCCCCCCTCACCATCTACGCCTTCCGTAACCCCGGCCCCATCGAAGGTCGAAGCCAGGGTTGCACCACCGAGAAGCCAGAATGCGACACCGGTACCGGCGCCCGGAGGGAATGGCGAGGCGAAGGCGACCCCTCAAGACCTTAAACAATTTTACCTCGACGTCTCCCAGGGCAAGTGGAAAGGCCGCGAGGCCGAGATGAAGAAGGAAGAGGCCCGCTTGATCCGGGGGGTCCGTGGAGGTTGACCCAAGGAGGTAATCAACCATGGGACTCGCAAGAGTAACCGGACATCCGGATCTTTCGGCATCAGGAGCGAGTAAGTTTATCCCGGAAATCTGGTCGGGAAAACTTCTCGTTAAATTCTACGACGCAACCGTCCTTCCTCAGATCAGCAATACGGATTATGAGGGCGAAATCAAGAACCAGGGCGACAAGGTTTACATCCGGACACGTGGTTCCGTCACCATCAAGAAATATTTCAAGGGCATGAAGATCGATTACGAGCGGATCGAATCGCCCGCTATCGAGATGGTCATCGACCAGGGCAACTACTGGTACTACGGCATCGATGACGTCGACAAGTACCAGTCCGACATCGAGCTCATGGACCAGTGGGCTGAGGATGCCACGGAGCAGGAGAAGATCGTCATCGACACCGAGGTCCTGGCCGCAGTCAAAGCCCAGGTGGCAGCGGCCAATAAAGGCGCAACAGCCGGTCGGATCTGTACGGCCTATAACATGGGCGTTGCGGGAACGCCGGTCGAGCTGACCGAGGCCAATATCATCAAGTACATCCTTTACGCCGGTGGAATCCTGGACGAACAGAACATGCCGGAAACCGGCCGGTTCATGATCATCCCCTCCTTGGCCGCCGTTCTCCTGAAGGCCAGCGACATCAAGGATGCCTCCATGATGGGGGACGGAAAATCCACTCTCCGCAATGGAAGGATCGGCATGATCGACCGCTTTACCCTCTTTTCCAGCAACCTTCTTCCCAAGACAAACGACGGGGGAAATTGTTGGGACATGATTTTCGGTCATCCTCTGGGACTGACCTTCGCTTCCCAGTTCACCGACCTCGACTATATCGAGCATCCGGAGACGACCTTCGGGAAGTTCGTCAAAGGGCTTCATGTTTACGGCTACAAGGTCATCAAACCCGAGGCCCTGGGTGTTCTCTATGCCAAGCCGATGTTGCTATAACCTGATCCCCTGCCTCCTTTGAGGCAGGGATCTCTCTTCTTAAGGAGGAACCATTATGGCCGAGAAGGACTATACCAAAAGCGCAGCCACCGTAGCGCCTACGGATGGGCTGAATAAAAGTTTCCTCATGAAAAACAGGTTGGACTTCAAAACGACTCCGCTTCTGAACGCGGATTCGGCCAAGGTCTTCCCGATCAAGGCCGGGTGGGAGGTCAAGAACGTCCACACCAAGATCGTCACCCCGGAGGACGGAGCCGTGGCTTTCACCATCGGTATTACCGCTGGTGGGACTGAGTTTGAAGGCAACGGGGCTGCGGGCGCAGTTGCCGGGACCAGGACAAGAGGGGTTGGCGGAACCGATGCAGGGGTGACCGCCGGAGGCCAGAAATACACCTCTGATGGTTTCCTGTATTTCGATGGTGCCGCAGACCTCGATACCGCCGTAATCGATGTTACGGCAGAGGTCGTAGACATCGATTCATAACCTGCCGGTCCCGGTCCTCGCCGGGGCCGTTCTCCTTTTTTTCGAGAAGGCCAACTCGTAAAAAAGGCGGGAAAGGAGAAAAACCATGTCTCGTAAAGAAAACTGGTCTGTCAGTGAGCTTATCATCACCAAAGGAATCAGGGCGGGCAGGCTCCTGAAGCTCGCCAAAGTCCTCAAATTCTTCGTTTGCACTCCGGCGACCATCGTGGCGAACCGTTACTTCGCTTCGGCGGCCATGCACAACGGGGCCTATACCGTGGCAAACGGCGGGCTTCCGGGGGATGGCCTCGCACACAGCGTTACCTGTGCGGCAACCGCCGTGGACGTGGCCGATACGATGGGAAAACTCACCATCGTCGGTACGGACATCGACGGAAAGGTCATTTCCGAAGATATCGTCCCGGCTGCCGGGTCAACGGTAGAAGGAAACCTCGCCTTCAAATCAGTGACCTCGATCACCGGCTCCGGGTGGGTCCAGGGTGGAACAGGCCCCGATAATATCGTGATCGGATTCGGGGAGAAAGTCGGTCTCCCGGACTATATCGCTGCTGCAGCCGATATTCTCATGGTGGGATTCGATACCGCGATCGTGAATGCCCCAACCGTGGCAGTTGACGCGAGCGTTCTGGCCAAGAACGCTGTCACAACTCCGACAGGCAACGGAACGAAGAAACTCCGGGTGCTTTACCAGGTCTAACTTAGGGGAGCCTCCGGGTTCCCCATTTAACTGGGGCAAAGATGAATGTCACTGAGATCATCGGTCTGGAACGGGAATCGGTCCTTGACGATGCGAAGGAGCCTTACCTCTGGAGTAATACAGAGCTCGTCTTCTGCCTGAACGAGGCAATCAATGAACTCTGTCGCGACAGCTGGATCATCACGGACCAGACAACACCATCTTTGACCCAACTCAAACTCTTGAGCAATGTGGGCCTCTATGCCCTCGATGACCGAATCGTCAACGTGAAGAGCGCCCGCCTTGCCAGCGGGAATCAATGGGGAAGACCATTAACCAAGACCTCAGAAAACAAACTCGATCAGACCGTCATGAACTGGCGCGCGCGCACCGGCATTCCCAGGGAATATGCCCTCGATGCAGCATCAGCCTATCTTTCGGTCTATCCGAAATTCGACACTGTGGGAGAGGTGATCGGGTCTGCCGATATCTCCTTTGCGGCCACATCCAAAAAGATTACCAAGCCTGGGGCGAACTTCACGGCCCACTTTTCGGTGGGTGATCAATTCCAGGTCAGCGGAACGGTCAGTAACAACGGCTATCTCACCGTGGCTTCCGTGATCGACACGGAAATCACTGTGAACGAAACCCTCGTGGATGAAGTCAATACGAGCGCGATCTTGCAGAAAGTCAGGGATACGCTTCTGATGATCGTCAACCGGATTCCTCTGACTCCTCTAACACCAAACGGTATTGGTGCAAACCCGCCTGTCTCGCCGGAGATCAAGTCGATCTATCACGGGGGCCTCCTGGACGGAATCGCAAAGAGGGCCTTCCTCAAGCAGGACGCCGAGACCTATGACCCGCAGAAAGCCGAGAGACACAGGCTTCTCTTCGAGCAATTCAAAGGCCGGGTGAAGACGGACCTTATTCGTTTAACGGCCATCGATGACACCATGGCTCCAAGATTGGGGAATCTGTAATGGCAGGACTTGTTCCTTTTCTTCAGATTCAATCTTTCCTTGGGATAGACAACGTAACCGATCCCGCAAAGATCAGGGTTGGCAGGAATGCCGCTTTGTTGGTGTCTGCCGAGAATGTCGATATCGACGACGAGAAGATGCTCCACCGCCGGAAAGGTTTCAACCAGGTCTTTCCGGGAGATATTCATAGCCTCTGGTCCAATGGCGATATCTGTCTCTTCGTTGAAGGACCGGAATTGAAACGCCTCTGGCCGGATTACACCTCGACAACTCTTCTCAACGGGAGCAATCAGGTCAATGGATCGAAGATGCAGTTTGTCGAGGGAGGAGGAAAGATCTTTTTCTGTAACAACTCTATCATTGGCTACGTCGAGAACGGAATCTCTCATCCTTTCCCGGAACCGGAGATGACCTTCAAGAAAAGGATGGTGGGAGGACATCTCCTGGAATATTTCAATAGCCGACTCTATGCCGCGCAGGACGACAAGATCTTCTATTCGGATGCTGTCGCGCCCATGCGCATGGACACGCGGAAGAATTTCATCCCCTTCGAAGGACGGCTGACGATGATGAAGGCCGTAGCGGATGGAATGTATGTGGGCGCTGGGGAAAGCACCCTCTTCCTTAAGGGCCTGGACGGCCCTGATTTCACTTCTTTCAAGGTTGGCGACAGCCCGGCCTATCCCGGTTCCGCGATCAAGGTCGAAGGAGAAGATATCGGCCCGGGACTTCTTGGAACGGTGGTGATCTGGCTCTCCGATGAAGGTCCTTTCATGGGTCTTCCCGGAGGGCAGGTCAAAAACCTCAACCCTAACTATGTCCCTCTCGGTATGGGGGAAGGCGCAGCCATTTACCGTGACGATATCGGGTTCGGTCAATATCTCTGCGTCTCCCAACTGATCGGGGGATTTGGAGAAGGAACGATGGAATTCCCTCTGCCCGTTCTCGATGGGAGAGGAAGAACGAACTGAGTATCGAGACCTAAAAGAAACATAGGGGATAAGATCCCGTTCGCGACGGGATTCCCAATCACAAGAAAAGCCGATCCTGAATTCAGGCAGGACCGGCTTTTCTTTGTTGAGTAAAGCGTTCGAATAA